AGATCTCACCAGCTTGGCTGTACTACGTTTATAGATTTTTAAATCTTTCTTCTGTTTCTTAAGAGTTTCTCTGTCATAATCAAGATCACCAATATACTCAATCTTTGTTAAGTCTTCCGTTTTCCGGTAGACACCTTGGTAAATTGTTTCACTGATCATTCCATCTCTAGGAATCTTGGAAAGGTACTTCTCAGAATTATATATCCACTCAACTGGGCAAAACTGTGTAAATATAAATCGAGAGAGTTCACTTGTGGGCGCACTTTCGAAAAGTATTTGGGTTGTTGGACAGACCCCATATGTCTCATAAAACAGATATCTGGTATCATCATTAATTGGTGTATTATTTCCAAATCTGAAATAACTTAATGAATCGAGATATCTCTTCCTTTGATAGTCGTCAACGTGCATCGCATTGACAAATTTGATCATAGTGTTCTTCGAAAACTTCCCTCGCATCTCTTCAATAATCTTTGAGCAGTAAGCGGATACCATAGGACAGTTTGGGTGTTCAAACAAAGCGTTAACACACTTCATTGTGATTAGTTTGTCTACAGTATCTGACTTCGCAGCCATGTATTGTTTGGGGACGAAAGTTATCTTTGATATGATCATGAAAGGATTTGACATTGTTTGTCCAGAATTAGAGAATTTCATTCCGCAGAAAGAAAGCCCGCCAATAGTGTCAGCAACATCAAATGTGATTTTAAATCCTAATTTTCTAACTACGGTCAGATCCGGAATGTGGTCAGCATTAATGAGACCATCATCACCTTCAAAGACAGCAATGAATGGGATACCCTCTTTTTCAAAAAGATATGCGATTAAGATCATGTTTGTGATCAGGTTACCAAGAGCAGTGTTCATACCTCCACTGTGTCTCCCGGCTTCCCTCACTGTTGTGAAGTTCCTAGTCTTTGTAACAACACACGATGACAACATTTTCAACATATTGTCAACTAATTCACGTGTTTCCTTGGAACAATTTTGGAATACCTTTCTATAGACCAAAAATTCAACTTTTTCGAGCCATTCAGCGCTGATTGAACCTTCGAGGGAGGTAAAATCAGTTTCCAAAAATTTCTTAAATTTTCGGAGTCTGGATTTAATGTAGGCGGCGCGTTTACCTACGGGTATGTGTTTGACAGCTTCAGGGAATTCATAAATTTGTTTCTCGATCTGACTGAACATCCAGCCATAAAAACATTTTGCAAGGTCTTTTG